AAAGAGCATTTAGGTTAGATATACCAGCGGCTTGGAAGTCTTCTGGGTTTACTACTATAGCCATTAAAGTAGAAAGGACTAGCGAGGACGAAACTACTACAAAAATACAGAATGAACTGTACTTTGCTTCTTATACTAAAATTATAGATAATAAATTAAGGTACCCTAATAGCGCTATAATAGCTACACAGGTGGATGCTAGACAGTTTACTGCCATACCTAACAGAGCATACGAGGTAAAAGGAGTAAAAATAAAAGTTCCTAGTAACTATACTCCTTACGACCCAGGTCATTGTTCATTATCTGGTTATAGACGTAAAGATAGGTGTACGCAAGCGGGAGGCACTTGGACGGGTACCTCGCCTGGAGATACTTTGTACACAGGCTCGTGGGACGGAACATTCGATACTGAATGGACTTGTAACCCTGCTTGGATTTTATACGACTTATGTACTGATGATAGGTATGGGTTAGGTAAGTGGCTATCTGCTAGTCAGATGGATAAGTGGTCTCTATATGAGATTGGAAAGTATTGTGATTCAGTAGACAACTCGGGAAAATTTACTGGAATTGATGACGGCTGGGGGAATAAAGAGGCACGATTTGCTTGTAATCTATACTTACAAGGAAGGGAAGAAGCTTTCAAAGTACTAAATGATATATCCTCAGTTTTTCGAGGTATGATATACTGGCAACAAGGGCAAATTAGTCCTGTACAAGATGCACCTAAAGATCCCGTTATGAATTTTTCAAATGCTAATGTTATTGAAGGCACATTTACCTATGAAGGAACTTCTAGGAAACAAAGACACAATGTAGCTCATGTTACTTGGAACAACCCAGAGGATTTTTATAGGAAGAATATTGAGTATGTAGAAGATGCTCCAGGTATACTTAATGCTAATAACCAGATTTTTTCTACAGATGTAATTGCTGTAGGGTGTACTTCGCAAGGGCAGGCTCGTAGAGTAGGCAAGTGGATTTTATATACTGAAAGATACGAAACTGAAGGTGTAACCTTTTCAACAGGTATGGAAGGTGCAGCAATTAGGCCCGGAGACATTATTAAGATAGCCGATTCCCATAAATCGGGTATTCGTTATGGAGGTAGAACTGCGGCAGGTAGTACAACTACTACTATTAAATTAGATGCTCCTACTTCTGTTACTGCGGGTAAACTTTATAAGTTATCTCTAATTAATACAGAAGAGGCTTGTATACAGTCTGGAGTTAAACAAGCTGAGACTACTCAAGAGACTTGTTTAAATGCAAACGTAGATAATGAATGGAAACCTTATGTGTGGGTAGAAACAAAAGATGTTAGCACTATTGGTACTACAGATGCAGTAACAGAAATTATAGTGACCTCTGCATTTACCAATACTCCTACAACTAATTATATGTGGATATTAGAGGAGATGGGCTCAGTTGAAGCCCAAGATTTTAGAGTATTAATGACTAGGGAGTCTGGCCCTAATTTGGTTGAAATTTCAGCATTGAAGTATCATGGAGCGAAGTATGGATTAATAGAGGAGAATATATCTTTCTCACCCAAGTCTACTAGTAGTTTACCTAATCCTAGTGATCCAATACCTTCTCCATCTAACTTAACTATTAGCGAGGAATTGTACGTTGATTCAATGGGTAATGTTAAAAATAGAGCAGAATTTTCCTGGGATGCTCCAAAAACTGCAGGTACCTCAATTACTTATCCATATATTGCATCGTACTATGTTGAATGGAGAAGAAAAGCGCCCGCAATTACAAATTGGGCCTCTATGGGGGAAACTTCCGCTCAAAGTATTATTATTGATGATGCTCCAGCAGGTACGCTAGAGTTTCGAGTTAAGACAAGGAGAATTTTCTAATGATATATTCCCCCTATGCCAGTGTAGAGGCTGAGATATACGGAAAACTATACGCTCCAGAAGATGTAACTAATTTTAATATGGTTGCACAAGGGTCTAAAGCTTACCTTACCTGGACGGCTGTATCAGACCTAGATGTTATCCATGGTGGTACTTATTGGATACGACATACTAGTAAGACTAGTGGAGTAACCTGGTCTGGGTCTTCTGACATTACTAAGACTGTACCAGGTAACTCTAATAACTTCTACGTTCCATTAATGTCCGGGTCCTACCTTATAAAAGCATTAGATTCTTCAGGCAATGAATCAGTAAATTCTGGGTATATTATATCAAATGTAGCAGATATTTTAGCACTAAATGCCGTATATACTTCTAATCAACACCCTAGTTTTGGTAACGGGGTAGCAGGAAAAGGCATAAATGACCCCAGTACTTCAAATATATTCTTTGACTCTAGTGATAATACTATTGAGTTATCAGCGGCTAATGTATCAACAGGAACGCACGATGCTTTTTATGCTACAGGAAGTGGGTATATTGCAGTAGATTGGATGGACTCAGCTTCTGGCAATTGGGATGCTAGATCAGGAAACCTAGATGATAGTGCGCATACAGCCAATACTTTAGAAGACGATAATGCTGCTTTTACCACTGAATATGTAAGTAAGATAGTTAGAAATACTACAGATAGCACTACAGCTACGGTTACATCTTTTGTAAGTGCTACTAGATTGACATTATCTTCTGATATATTTACGGGTTATGAAGGTGATGCCTACAGAATAGAAGTCCCTAATAATGTTCTTAGGAATACCGGTGTAACTTTTACAACAAGTACTCATGGCAATAGAATTGTTAGAAACCTAGACACAGCACTTGTAACTACTGGTGGTTCTGTTGATTCTTACGGTAACTTGATATTAGTAGATAACATATTTGGGCAGACTGATGGAGCCAACTATAAGATAGAAGGGGACATACCTACAGAAGGGTACTACTACTTCACGGATCAGTCTATTGATTTAGGGGCGCTATATACGTCTCGAGTCACAGCATCTTACTCTACTACTGCAGTATCCGTAAAGGACCTATTTGATGTAGCAACAGGATTATTTGATTCTAAGTCAGGAAAGTTTGATGGTACAGATATATCAGATGCAAACGCCTCTTTAGAGGTGAGAATTACACAAGATGATCCATCTGGTACTCCTACCTGGGGGCTCTGGACCACTATGTTAGTAGGAGATTACTATGCTAGGGGTATGCAGTTTAGAATGAAGTTAACTAGTGCAAATACTTCGCATAACGTACAGGTAGACGCTCTATCTATAACGATAGATATGCCAGATACTACTAAAAGAGCCACAGGGCTTATTAGTGATTCAGGTACTAATAACGGGACTAGTGTAATAGTATACGCAACCCCATTTAAAGTAGCCCCTACAGTAGGAATTACTTTACAAAATGCAACCTCAGGAGATTATTATACTATTAGTAGTAGTAGCAGTACTGGGTTTACAATAACTTTTTATAACAGTAGCAATACCGCTACACAAAAAACATTCAATTGGATAAGTACAGGATACTAAAATTATGGCAACACACGACTACAGCATAGCAAATCAATCATTTCCAGCAACTAGAACGGACCTTAACAACGCACTAACTGCTATTAAAAGTAGTAACAGTAATTCAACTGCACCTAGCTCCTCTTTAGTATCGGGGCAACTTTTTTATGATACTGCAAATAATGTATTAAAAGTATATAATGGGTCCAGTTTTGCTACAATGTTAGCAGGGGAAGTGACTGCCTCAGATATTGCGACTAACGCAGTAGGTTCTTCTGAAATAGCTGCAGATGCCGTAACCGCTTCGGAGATTGCGGCTAACGCAGTAGGCGCCTCTGAGTTAAGCGTAACAGGTGACGGTACTTCTGGACAGATTTTAACTTCTGATGCGGACGGTACATTTAGCTGGGCGTCTCTAACCGCGGGTACAGGGCTAGATCTAACAGGCACAACTTTTTCAGTAGAGGCAGATTTAAGAGACGTAACTCATATTGGATTAGATACTACAGATTATATTACTTGGACTAATAATTCATCTACAAACTTTTTTGTAAATGGGGCAGAACGTATGAGATTAGAGGTAGATGGAGATATTCATGCAGATGGTAATATTATCGCATACTCAACTACTATTTCAGATGAGAGATTAAAGACAGGCATTTCCACAGTAAGCAATGCCCTAGAGAAAGTTTCCCAGCTCAATGGAGTAGAATTTACTCGTAAGAATAATGGGCAAAGAAGTGCGGGGGTAATAGCTCAGCAAGTAGAGAAAGTTCTTCCACAGGCTGTAATAGAAAAGAAACTACCATTACAAACTGGGGAAGAAGATACAGTGTATAAAACTGTAGAGTATGATGCGCTGCATTCACTATACATTGAAGCAATTAAAGAGCTAAAAGGTATGGTGGAAAAGCAGTCATTACAGATAAAAGAATTACAAGGTGCATAAAAAATTTATGTCTTGACTTTTTTGATGGAATTTGATATAATAACATATAAGAAAAGGTCATTAAAATAATTTAGTGTACACCTTTTAACAAGTATATAGCGCATAGGGTGGGAAATCCATATGTGCAGGTTTTTTAATAAGGATTTTATTATGGCGGCAGGTATTCACAATATAGCTATTGAACAGGGCGGCACCTATGAGTTGACCCTGGGCGTAGACCAGCCTTCAGGTACTGATATGGACTTAACCGGATACTCATTTAGAGCTATGCTTGCTAAGTCTTATTACGACGATAATCCAGTATCTTTTACAGCTTCTACATTAGTAGCAGCAAGTGGTAGATTTAAGCTATCACTATCTGCAACTCAGTGTGCAGCATTAGATGCTGCAATTACTTATGTATGGGACTGTGAGATGGAATCTGGTACAGGAGTAGTAACTAGATTACTTCAAGGAAGTGTAACAATTTCTCCGGAGGTAACTGTCTAATGACTATAGCAGTAACAGTAGAAGAAACAGGTACGATTGTAGTAACAACAAGTACTACAATCGGGAATGCAGCAACTGCTGTAAGTTTTGACCCCAGTCTAATTCCAACCTTAACAGCTTCAAATATGCAGGATGCTCTGCATCAACTAGCGGATCAAAAATTCGTACAATCAGCAGCTCCCGCTGTATCAGATGTAAATCTGCAAGAGGGGGATCTGTGGTATAACACAACCGATAATAAACTAATGGTTTATAGAAATACAACTTGGGAAGAAATAACCCTAGATGCACAACTATCGGAAAGTTCAGGTACTTCAGAGTATACTGATGTAACTTTAAATGGAGGTTACTTTTAAATGGCAAATACAATAAAAATCAAAAGAGCTCTGAATTCCAGTTCAGGTGCACCCACACTAGCGGAAGGCGAATTAGCTTATAATGAATATAAGCAAGAGCTTTATATCGGAAAATCTAGTAGTGGTATTCATACTATCGGTGGTAAGGAAGCAATTCAAGATGAGGCAGCAGCCTTAATTACTGGCGGTTCTCATACTGGAATTAGTGCAACATATACAGATGGAGCTGCAGGAGCCGGAGTTCTAGCTTTAGCAGTAACATCAGATCCAGTAATCACTCTAGGAGGAGATTTATCAGGTTCTGTTACATTAACAAATTTAGCTAGTGGTACACTAACAGCTACTATTGGTAGTAATACTGTACAGAAAGCTATGGTAAATACTGATCTTATCACGGGACAAACAGCATTAGCGGCGAATCCAGATGGAACCAATGATTATGTGCTTATTTATGATAATTCAGCCTCTGCATTTAAGAAAATTGCAGCTAAGTACCTAGGTGCTACTACTATAGGCGATTTAGATAATGTAGGAACAGGAGCTAATACGGAGACTGCAGGTAACTTAATGGTTGCTGATGGAGATTCTTGGGAAGGCGTAGCAATGTCTGGAGATGTACTTATTACTTCAGCAGGTGTTACTACTATTCAAGCAAATTCAGTTGCTTTAGGTACGGATACTACAGGTAATTTTGTAGGTGTTGGTGCTGTTGCAGGTACTGGTTTATCAGGATCTTTAAATGCTGAAGGTGGAACATTTACTGTAACATCAAATGCTACAGAGGCTAATACAGCTTCTACTATTGTAGCTAGAGATGGTTCAGGAGATTTTGCTGCAGGAACAATAACAGCTGCTTTAACAGGTAATGTAACAGGTAATGTAACAGGTACTTCTTCAATTGCAACAACAGTTACAGTTGCGGACACAACAGATACAACATGTAATGTAGGATTATGGGAATCAGCAACTGGTAACCTAGCTCCTAAGTCAGATGGAGGTTTAACATACAATGCGGGCACAGGAACATTAACTGCAACAGCAATTGTTGGACCACTTACAGGTAATGTAACTGGTGATGCATCGGGCTCATCGAGTTCTTGTACTGGTAATGCAGCTACTTCTACTAAGTGGGCAGCTACTAAAACTATTGGTATGACTGGAGATGTCGTTTGGACTTCTGCAGGATTTGATGGTTCTGGTAATGTTACAGCTACATCAGCTATTCAATCCGACGTAGTTGGAGCAACCGAATTAGGTGTTACTGCAGGTACTGCAACAGCCTCTAAAGCTTTAGTTGTAGATGCTAGTAAAGATATTAATTTAGGCTCAGGCGATATTACAGCTACAAACGTAACTGGTACTTTACAAACAGCAGCACAGACAAACGTTACTTCAGTCGGTGATTTAAATGGATTAACTATTGCAGCTTCTCAAACAGTTTCAATGGGTTCTAATAGAATTACTAATGTTACTGATCCTACAGGCGATCAAGATGCGGCTACTAAAGCATACGTTGATGCAGTTAAAACCGGATTAGATGTTAAAGGTTCAGTTCGTGTTGCTACTACAGCAAACGGAACTTTAGCTTCAGCATTTGTTAATACTCAGTCAGTTGATGGAGTAACTTTAGCAACTGGTGATAGAGTTTTAATTAAAAATCAGACAACTGGTTCAGAAAATGGTATCTATACTGTTAATGCTTCCGGCGCACCAACAAGAGCTGTAGACTTTGATTCAAATTCAGAAGTTACAGGTGGAGCGTTCACTTTTGTTGAAGAAGGTACTACTAATTCAGATTCTGGATGGGTAATGTCAAATAATGGTGCTGTAACAGTAGGTTCTACTGCATTAGCGTTTGTTCAATTCTCTGGTGCTGGGCAAATAACTGCTGGATCTGGTATGACCAAATCAGGCAATACTTTGGATGTTATTGGTGGTACAGGTATTACAGTTGCTGCAAACAGCCTAACTATTGATACAGCTTGGCCTGGTCAAAATACACTCGTTACATTAGGTACTGTTACTTCTGGTACTTGGAGTGCAAATGCTATTGCAGTTAATAAAGGTGGAACAGGTTTTACTGGTTATACTGCTGGTGATATAGTATACGCTTCTGGAGCTACTGCAATGTCTAAGCTTAATAAAGGTACTGCAGGTCAAATAATGGTAATGAATGGAGGAGCAACAGCACCTTCTTGGACCAATACTTTAGACGGCGGAACCTACTAAAATAAATAAACAAGGAGTCTTATATAGGCTCCTTTATACAACCCTGCTTATATAGCAAATGATTTAAGGGGACCAAATGGCATTAAAGATTAAACCAAAACGTTCTGCCACCGGAGGAAATGTACCTAGTACATCGAATCTAGACGCAGGCGAAATCGCTATTAATTTAGCCGATAAAAAACTCTATGTTCGGGATACTTCTGATAATATTTTAGAACTAACTACTCGAACCGTAGAATCCTTAGACAATGTTAATATTAGTGGATTAACTAATGATCAGATATTAAAGTATAATAGTTCAAATAGTAAATGGGAAAACAGTACTAGTAGTGGGTCATGGATCGCAGGTTCGGGATTCATATACAATACTGGAAGAGTGGGGATTGGCACAGCTACCCCCAGCTCTTCATACCAACTAGATGTAAATGGAGCAGTAAAATGCACCACTCTAGATGTTGGAGGTGTTTCTATAGATGGCAATGTGCCACCTGTTTTAATGACTAAACCAATTATAACTAATGACTATACTGTTCCTGCAGGATATAATGCTTCATCGTCTAACGACATGAGCATCGATGGGGCAACCCTATCTATAGCTGCAGGAGCTACGCTAACTGTGTGTAGCGGATCTGTTCATTGTACATAATTCAAAAAAGATATAAAAGGATATAACATATGTCAACATTAAAAGTCAATACTCTTGACTCGTTCTCCGGCAGTGAGATAACAGTAGATAGTACCGCTAGTTTAGCGATTAGTAATACTACTGCTGCATCAAGCGCAACCACCGGAGCTCTACAAGTCGTTGGAGGAATATCAACTCAAAATAACCTATATGTCGGAGGTAATGCTGTTATTACAGGTACCTTAACGGCTAATGGGGGAACTATTCAATTAGGTGATGCCAATACAGACGACGTTGCTTTTGGAGGAGAAATTACATCTAATTTTGTACCAAATGCTTCTGGCAGTTACAATATTGGTTCTCTTTCTAAGAAATGGAATAACATGTACTCAAACACCTTTACAGGTGCTCTAACAGGTACTGCATCTTCTGCTACAGCACTAGCTACTGGTAGAACTATTGCGGTAACAGGAGCTGTGACAGGTACTTCTGGTGCGTTCGATGGAACAGGTAATATTAGTATCACTACTACAGCCACCTCAGATCCTACCATTACTTTAGGGGGAGATTTAACAGGTAACTGTACTCTTACTAATTTAGGAAACGCTACATTAACTGCTACTATTGCAGCTAATTCAGTAGCACTAGGTACAGACACCACTGGTAACTACATGAATAATGTATCAGCAGGTACTGGGGTAATTATTTCTCATACACCTTCAGAGGGGTCCACTGGAACAGTATCTATTGGGCAATCAGTTGCCACTTCTGCTACACCATCTTTTGATGGTTTAACAGTATCAGGTAACGATTTCCTAACTATTCCAGCCGGTACTAATTCTCAAAGGGGCTCACCTTCTACAGGTTCTATTCGTTACTCTTCTACAGATTCTACTTTCGAAGGGTACAATGGTTCTGCCTGGGGATCTTTAGGGGGAGTTAAAGATGTAGATGGTGATACTTATATTACTGCAGAAACTACTTCTGGCGGAGACCAGGATGTACTAACTCTAGTGGCGGGAGGTACTACTGGTCTTACAGTTAGTGCTACAACTACTACTGTAGCCGGAAATCTAGTAGTTAGTGGAACAACTACTTCTATTAATACTGAAACTATTAGTTTAGCAGATAACACTATTGTACTAAATAGCAATGAATCAGGTACACCATCACAGAATGGAGGTATTGAGATTGAAAGAGGTACTAGTACTAATAAATCGCTATTATGGGACGAGACAAATGATAAATGGACCGTAGGCTCAGAAACATTTGTAGCAGCAACTGTAGAAGCGGCCTTAACAGGTAACGTAACTGGTAATTTAGTTGGTAATGTAACCGGAAATACCTCAGGGTCTTCTGGTTCTTGTACAGGTAATTCAGCTACTGCAACTACTGCAGCATCTTGGACTAACGGTCGTACTATCTCACTAATTGGTTCAGTAACAGGTTCAGTAACTGGAGTAGATGGTTCTTCCAATGTTAGTATCACTACTGCTACAAACCATACGCATTCCGTTACAGATATCTCTAGCTTTTCTACAGAAGTAGGTAACGTAATACAGAAGGTAGTAACCCCTTCACACGTAGTTTCATCATCAGGTACAGAATACACCAATGCAGATTGGGGAAATTTAACTTTTGCAACAGGTACAACAGGGTTTGAAAACGAGCCAGTAAGACCAATCGCATATCAAGACTTAGCACTTCCAGATACTACTACAGTAGTAGACTGGGGATCATTGACATAACTTAAGGAGTAATTAATAATGCCAACTCAAATTCAACACAGACGTGGTACTACATCGGGCCACACAACATTCACAGGCGCCGCAGGCGAAGTAACAATCGATACAGATAAGGATGCAGTAGTAGTACATGATGGTTCTACTGTTGGGGGATTCCCTCATGTAACAGAGGCCGCTACACAAACTTTATCTAATAAAACATTAACAGGAGCAGTATTAAATGGATCATTATCTGGAACGTCCCTTAAGGACGAAGATAATATGTCTTCAGATTCTCCGTCACACGTAGCTTCTCAGCAGTCTATTAAAGCTTACGTAGATAGTGCGGTAACAGCGCAAGACTTAGACTTTCAAGGGGACTCTGGGGGAGTTTTAAATATTGATCTAGACTCAGAAACTTTAGATATTGCTGGGGGTACAGGTATCACAACTAGTGGACTAACTAATACTCTTACGGTTGCTATTGACAATACTGTAGTAGACAAAACTACTTCTCAAACTATGAGTAATAAGACTTTAACTAGTCCTATTTTAAATACAGGGGTATCTGGTACAGCTGTTAAGGACGAAGATAATATGTCCTCAAACTCAGCAACCCATCTAGCTACCCAGCAGTCAATTAAAGCGTATGCAGATACCAAAGCACCTTTGGCTTCCCCTACTTTGACTGGGGTTCCAGTAGTGCCTACTGCATCTTCTTCTACAAATAATACACAGATTGCTTCTACAGCATACGTTACTACTGCGGTTACTAACTTGATTGGTGGCGCTCCTGGAGCATTAGATACTCTTAATGAATTAGCTTACGCAATTAATGATGACGCATCTTACGCTGCTACTATAACAACAGCTTTAGCTACTAAAGTAGCTACTAGCTCCAATCAGTCTCTATCTACAGCAGCTAATGCTATGACTATTGCAGGTAATACTATTACTCTAAATAGAGGTGACGCTTCTACAGATACTGTTACAGTTCCTGATACTAACACTACTTACGCACCAGGGGCAGGTCTTGATTTATCAGGTACTACATTCTCATTAGAGCCGGATTTACGTGGAGAGGTTACTCACGTAGGGCTTGACTCTACTGACTACATTAGTTGGTCAGATAATTCTTCTTTCCACTGTTTTGTAAATGGTGCTGAAAGAGTAAGAATTGAGTCGGATGGTGATATGCACGCAGATGGAGACGTCATTGCATACTCTACTACTATTTCAGATGAGAGATTGAAAACAGGAATATCCACAGTTACTAATGCTTTAGAAAAAGTTAAAGCAATCCGTGGTGTAGAATTTACTCGTAAAGATACGGGCATTAGATCTGCAGGTGTAATCGCACAAGAAGTAGAGAAAGTACTCCCTCAAGCAGTTAGAGAGAAGAGATTACCTTTACAAACAGGGGATGAAGAAACTAAATATAAGACAGTAGAGTATGATGCACTACACGCTTTATTAATCGAAGCGGTTAAGGAGCTATCAGACAAAATTGAAAAATTAGAGAGGAAGTAGTATGGCACACTTTGCTAGATTAAGCGATAGTAATACGGTAATGGAGGTTTTAGTAGTGGACAATGTGGACCTTATAAACCCCGCTACCGAGTTAGAGGAGGAGGCTACTGGTGTACAATACTTATCCAATATATTTGGAGGAGCAAACTGGGTACAAACCTCCTATAATAGTAATTTTAGAAAAAACTATGCAAGTTTAGGCGGAGTATACGATAAGACTAGAAATGCTTTTATCGCCCCACAACCGTTCTTTTCTTGGTTACTTAATGATGAGACATGTACTTGGGAAGCACCAGTGCCAATGCCAGTAGTTTTAGAAGGCAGTAATGACCTCTATTTATGGGACGAGAATAATCTTAGGTGGACTCTAAAAGAATAAGGAACTAAAATGGCATTACAATCATCAGGACAAATTAAATTATCTGAAATAGCTGCAGAGCATGGCGGTACAGCCCCTCATAGCCTTAGCGAATACTACGGTAAATACGACTCTAGTCATTCTCAGAAGTCTACTTCTGGTGATATTACTGCAGCAGAATTATATGGCACGGCTCCATCAGTAAACGCAGGATGGAGTAGCTACGGTAGCTGGGGTAGCTGTTCAGTCAGTTGTGGTGGTGGAACTCAATCACGTACTAGAAGCTGTAATAATCCTTCTAGAGCTTACGGTGGGGCAGACTGTAGTGGCTCTACTTCAGACTCTCAATCTTGTAATACTCAATCTTGTTGGACAGGTATGTCAGCCAGTGGAGGTTCAGTATCTACTCAAGGAGATTACAAAGTACACACCTTCACGGGGTCAGGTACCTTTAGTGTATCAAACACAGGCACCGATGCGGTAGTAGAAATTCTATCTATTGCAGGAGGAGCTGGAGGCGGAACTAACCGAGGCGGTGGTGGTGGAGCTGGAGGTTATGTATACAGTTCCAGCACGTCTATTTCTGCAACTAGTTACTCTATTAGTATAGGGGGCGGGGGCAATAGTTCTTATGGGTGTAATAGTGGAGTAACTAATGGATCTAGCACCTCCACGGGTGGTATCGTAGGCGCCTCTACTGGAGGCGGTAAGGGTGGTATTCACAGCGACTGTGGGCTAGGGCGTAATGGTAACAGTGGTGGATCAGGTGGCGGTGGTTCCGGTAACGGTGGTTCAGGTGGCTCAGGTACTAGTGGTCAGGGAAACAGTGGAAGCTCTGGATCTAACGATGGACACGGCGGTGGCGGCGGTGGAGCTGGAAACTCGGGTAGCAGACCTAATGGTGGTTCTGGGTCTTCCTCTAGTATAAGCGGCTCCTCAGTAACTAGAGCGGGCGGTGGCGGCGGTGGCGGTCCAAGCCCTGGTTCAGGTGGAAGTGGTGGCGGTGGAAACGGCTCAGGGGATTACTCAACTACAAGTAGTAGACATGGAGCTTCTAACACCGGATCTGGAGGAGGCGGCGGCGGTGGAGGCGGTGGCTCGTGGTACTCAGGAACCGGTGGATCAGGTCTAGTAATAATTAAATACAAGTATCAATAGGAATCTAATATTAAGGTTAAATAAGGAATTAAAATGGCATTACAATCATCAGGACAAATTAAATTATCTGAAATAGCTGCAGAGCATGGTGGTACAGCCCCTCATAGCCTTAGCGAATACTACGGTAGATACAAAGCTGACGATTCGCGGATATCTACTTCTGGGGATATTACTGCAGCAGAATTATACGCCACAGGTGCCACTGTAAACGGAGGCTGGAGTGCTTGGGGTGCTTATGGCAATTGCTCAGTCAGTTGTGGTGGAGGAACTCAATCACATACTAGAAGCTGTAATAATCCTTCTAGAGCGTATGGTGGAGTAAACTGTAGTGGTTCCACTTCGGAATCTCAATCTTGTAATACACAGTCATGTGCTGTTACCTTTACAACTGGCTCTGAATCCAGTGCGTCAACGACCTTCGGTTCAGGCGTTACATTAGCCACAGGTAAGATTGTTACTGGTTATTATGGTACTCCATACAATAACGGCACAATGGGTATTAAATATAGAACATTAACGACTGCTAATGCCACTATTAATTATGGTAGTCTGCAATCATCTACTATGGGAACTTGTAGTGGTGCAGGTAACTTTAGTTATTCCGATAGATTCTTTGCAGGGGGTGCTTGGTGTAGTGACGGGGGTGTTAAGCCTCAATGCTCAACAATTCGCAAATACCAGCCTTCATCTTCGGTGGGTACTTTAACTTTTGGTGGTGAAAACTCTACTAGCAGCACAAATGGTGGGTGGGTGTCTATTCCAGGAACAAGTGTATCGGGTGCTTCAAGTGTAAATGTTGCTACTGGTATATATTTCTTGCTCGGTAGTGGTGCTTGTGCGAGGCAACCAAACAATCATAAGGCTTATTACAGAGCAGTATCAGTAACACTATAAGGAGAAATATATGCTACACATGACAATACAAAAAGATACAGACACAGTTAGGCTACTCTCTACGGAATACCCCTCTAGTGAATGGATTGGAAACTTAAATCCAGGTTGGGAACAATATTATTATATTCGTTATTTTTCAGAATACGACAGCGTTGACCCCTTTTCTGGGGAATTAATTAGATTTATTGAAGGTGAGATGTTGCGTACAACTTTTGATAAATGTAGAGAAGATGGCTCAATAGAAATGTGGCAACTTGGAGAACCCCTTCTTATACCAGTATTTGAGGATACTCATGGAGAGCATACTTGGAGTGAGGACACTTTATCTTGGATAGAAAACACTACTTAGAAGAATAAGGTCTAATAATTAAATACAAGTATCAATAGGAATCTAATATTAAGGTTCAATAAGGAATTAAAATGGCGTTACAATCATCAGGACAAATTAAATTATCTGAAATAGCTGTAGAACACGGAGGCACTGAACCGCATAGCCTTAGCGAATATTACGGTAAATACGACTCTAGCCATGACCAGAAGTCTACTTCTGGGGATATTACTGCAGCAGAATTATATGGTACGGCGCCATCAGTAAACGGAGGATGGAGTAGCTACAGTAGCTGGGGTAGCTGTTCAGCTAGCTGTGGCGGAGGTTCACAGTCCCGTACTAGAAGTTGTACTAACCCTTCTAGATCTTATGGTGGAGCAGACTGCAGTGGCTCTACTTCAGACTCTCAATCTTGTAATACTCAATCGTGCTGGACTGCTATGGCAGCTAGTGGAGGTTCAGTAACTACTAGCGGTGACTATAAAATACACACATTTACAGGTAGCGGAACATTTACTGTTACTACATTAGGTACAGATGCTGTTGTTGAATATTTAGTCGTATCAGGAGCAGGTGGTGGCGGTGCATCTATCGGTGGCGGAGGCGGCGCAGGTGGTATGCGTACAGCAACAAATTTCTCTGTATCAGGATCAAGCTATAGTATTACTGTAGGAGCAGGTGGAGTAGGTCGTAGCAGAAGCCCCCTACGTGGTGAACCGGGTAGTAACTCAGTATTTAGTAGTATCACCTCTACAGGTGGTGGTTATGGTGGTGGTGAAACTTACTCAAGTGGCGGTTCTGGCGGCTCAGGCGGTGGCGGTGAACGTGGCGGCGGCGGTGGCTCAGGTACTAGTGGACAAGGTAACAGTGGTGCAGGTTCAGGTGGTAACACAGGCGGCGGTGGCGGTGGTAAATCCGCATCAGGCTCAGGTACGAACGGTGGTACAGGCTCTCAAAGTAATATTGATGGCAATAACTACTACTACTCAGGTGGTGGGGGTGGTGGAAACTACTCAGGCGCTGGTGGTAATGGTGGTAACGGTGGAGGCGGCGGCGGCGCAGGGAATGGCGGCGGTGACGGATCAGGTGGCGGTGGCAGGAACTCAGGTGAATCAGGTGGCCAAGTACCAGGCTCTTATGGCCCTGGTCACGCTTCAGGTGGTAATGGTGGAACTAACACAGGCGGCGGAGGCGGCGGTGATAATAACTATGGACAAGGTGGCAACGGTGGCTCAGGCATAGTAATAATTAAATACCAATATCAATAGGACCCTAATATTAAAGCTCAATAGGAGCTTAAAGGGCATTATAATCAGCAGGACAAATTAATACTAAAACTTTCGATACGATAAACTTTTAGTATTAATTTAATTACCAATAACAATAGGAAATAAAAATGGAAAACCACGAATTAATTTACACACTTCAAAAATTACTACCAGGCAGTTTGCCCGGTAAGGACTACACTGTTCAAACGGAGTATCAACCTGATGGGGTAACCGTATTAACCCCAGCCAGGATTGCTACGTGGTCTTTACCTATGGATCCACCCGATATAGAGGTATTAGGAACATATTGGACCAATACTTATAGTGCTATGTTAGATGCTGAAGAATCTACGGCAATAGCTGCGGAGGAGGCTCGGGTAGCTCAAGTGGTTGCTAATGCTATCATCTAGCATACTCGATGTAGAGGACCATTTATTAGATGAGCAAGAGGTAAAATTCTTGTATAACTATTTTCTTAGAAAGGAATATGTTATTACGCATAAAAGCGACTCTAATTTGCAAGGTTCTCATATAGCCCAAACCGCTTATTATTTAGGGGAAAATGACCTTACTAATGAGGTTAGTAAGGTGATAAGCTGCTATGAAGATAAAGGTTATACCTTTGATAGAGCGTACGTACAGGTATACAACCCTTCTACAATATTGTACCCTCATATTGATAATGGAAGGTACAGTACCATTACTTTTTTTCATCCTGAATATGATGTTGTATGGGGAGGAGAGTTTATATGCTATGGAGAAGATTCTATAGGATTAGCTGTACAGCCTATCCCTGGTAGGACTATAGGGTTCGAGGGTGGAAAACATTTACATATAGGCAGGGCTTTTAATAGTAAAGCGCTGTTCGGAAGGTTTATACTAGTTATAAACTACAACTAAGAGGTAATATAATATGACAACTCCAGTATCAGGACAAATAAGTTTACAAGATTTAGCTAATGAGTTTGGTGGTAGCGCCCCTCATGCTATAAATGAATATTACAGAAATGGTGGGTTAGTACCCAATTCTGCTAGTAGCGTCGCTACTTCAGGGCAAGTACATTTAAACAGTTTTTATAACACTACTAATGAGGATGTATTAGCTTATACAGGTACTTCTAATACTGTAACTCTGAACTTGGTAGGTACCGCTGATAACGTAACTAGTGCTGCATACGACGTATCAGGCGATTCTGTTATTAAAAGCATACGAGCTAAGTCTAACTTCAATGCTAACGGCTCTACCAATATACAGGTGGATTTAGTAGGTGAAACGGTAACAGGTGCGTACGCATTAACCAGAGGTTCTATTACGGAGTCAGGACCAACTACTTTAAGCCATGCAAGTTCAAGTGGAGACGCATATTATTTCTTCACTAAAGACCCCGTTCATGATATAGTAGTGCCCTCCAATAAATTTCTTGTAGGTATAAAAATACATAATAACTGGACGTCAGGTCCTAGACATAGTGATAACATACGAAAAATACATATGGGAGTGTACATCAGGTACGCGTCTTTAGGTACATCTACATGGACTGGTAGCAACACTAATACTTCTATGGTGACCTCTGAGACTAATAACTTTTCGTACTCCTTTGGAGGTGTAGGAAGGTCAGTAAGTAATGGTGTCAACCCTAGCAGTTCAGGGTATGGTAATTATGCAACTCTAGGGACCAATAATATAGCAAATGGGATTAGAATATCTAATGGAGGTGCAGGAGAGTGGACTGACAATGCTAATACCAACTTTTTTGAGATAGGATTAATAGGCAGACCTGGACTAGGCTAAGAATAAGAATAGTAATAATTAAATACAAGTATCAATAGGAGAATATAGATGCCAACAAATATTAACATGTCAGAAGTGCAAACGGGAGTGGATATAGATTCCCTAGCTGCTAGTAAACTTACAGGTGCGTTACCTGCTATTGATGGTTCATCACTTACAGGTGTACAGCCATTTCCTAGTGGAACGGTTATGGTGTTTTATCAAGCATCCGCTCCTACAGGATGGACTAAGTCTACAGCACAGAACAACAAAGCATTAAGAGTAGTTAGTGGTACAGGTGGTAGCACAGGTGGTTCTTGGGATCTAAGTTCAGGCGATACATCTTCAAGCACAGGCGCTCACACGCATACAGGTGCTTCACATAGTCACAGCACTCCTAATCACTCTCATTCACATAGTTTGAGTGCTGGTGGTCATACATTAAGTATATCGGAGATGCCATCTCATTCCCATACTACACCTTTTAAACAGGCGGATAATAATGGTACAGCAATTATCAGGGGTGCCGGTGAAAGTGGAAACGCAACCATAAACAAAACAGGAAGTGCAACTGGCGGTGGGGGCTCTCACTCTCACTCATTAAGTGGCTCAATTACGAGTGGTGGCTCAGGTACTTCAGGCTTAGGCGGTACTGGCTCAACATCAAGCTCAGGCGCACATACTCATACTATTGGCGCACCAAAATATATTGATGTTATTGTTGCGAGCAAAGATTAAATGATTATAAAAGAGTACCATAACTTCTTATCTCCAGATGAACATAATGAGTTATGGGACTTTGCTAATAAATGTACCTACTCCCCTAATTGGTCTTCCAACCTATTTCCTTCTTCAGGGGAGCAGAATACTAGATTTGTTCATCATTTTCAAAACGAACATTGGGATAATAGTATCTATATGCAAAATATCCGAAAGGCTGTAAAAGAAGAAACTAATAAAGACGTTGACCTAGACTCTGCTTACATAAATATGTCAAATATGGTATCAGGTACATATCCACATACTGATATACCTGATGCAGGTAAAGGTATATCGGCTCTACTATATTTAAACCCCGAATGGTTGTTAGAATGGGGTGGTTATACTTGTTTTTATAAAGGCTATGGTTATGACGAGGTCTTGCATACGATAATACCTTCCGCAGGGAAATTAGCGCTATTTGACTCTAATATTCTCCATCATGCACTTCCTCCCACTAAATATGCAAAAGTAGATAGAATCACTATTGCCATAAAAATGTTGTTTAAAGAGGATAACTAATGGCATTAGAAGTTGAATTCTTCTGCCCCCTAGGCTCTACTTGTGAAGAAGCGGTAGATGGTGTTATCAAGCGTTGTGCTTGGTACACTAAGATGGTAGGACTAGACCCTAATACGGGCAAAGAGATTGATGATTGGGCGTGTGCTATGAGTTGGATGCCTATGCTACAAGTAGAGATGTCTAATACTAATAGAGGGCAAACTCAAGCACTTGAAAGTTTTAGAAATGAAACGGTTAAAGGGCAGGAAGAGTTTAATAAAATTGTTAAAAAAAGAAATGAATTATTAGGAGAAAACTAATGAAAGTAAGCATAATAACAGAAGATAATATGATGTTGGTTGACGGTGAGGGTTTTGAATTTAATTTAGACCTACCTTCTAACGTATGGTCTATACAATGGAACGGGTCAACAGGTGAGGTAGAATTTAATGATGGAACACCAAATCAGTTACTTACTGACTTTACCCCCTATCAATATTTAATAGGTAAGCATTCTGAAGAAAAACAAAGACTAATAGATGTGGCTATACAGGAATCGTCAGACAGAGTTGCCAAATATACTTACGTTGAAAAGCGCAGTCTTGCATACCCATCAATAGTAGACCAACTAGATGATATATATCATAACGGTGTTGA